AACGAAGCCGGAGCCGCCCGAACCTTTGGAGGTGGTAACGAAACATTGGGAGGCGTTGAGGAAATTATAGGGCGTGAACCAAACCCGTTTACCGGGGTAATGCGTAAAATCCCCCAATCAGTAATTAAGGCAATGAAAGAATTGCAATGCGAAAGTTGGGCGGACAATTTGGGCGTCTATCTGTTTGACGAAAACGGAAGTATTGAGGCAATACAGGACGAAACGGTAAAGACAACGTATTATCCTATTCCTATCCGTTCGTTGTTCATTGGCGACAAAACGCATGGCGGATTAGAAGCCCCGGACAGCAACGCAATACAATGGGTGTTTTTGCCTAACTATTCCGACAACCTCACAATCATTGCACCGGAATTTAATCCGTTGACGGATTTAAAAGTTACCGTTGGAGGTTGACGATATGGCGGCGAAAGTACAAAAGGTTGCGTTAATCAATGATACATTGAACGTAACCGAACAATTCGAGATTACGCACGCCGAACGTCTTTTGCGAATGCCTAATAATGGCGGTTGGAGATTGCCGGAAAATTCAGACTTTAAATTTGACAAAGACAATGGGATTGGATATAAACGAAATAAAAAAGCGGATAACGGAGCCGAAAAAGCGCAAAACGATAAATAAGGCTATTTATCACCAACAGCGCATTAATTTTCACGCCCGCACCCGTATAACGTCGTTTGACATTTGCCAACCGATTACGGATTTTATGGCATTTGTTTCTAACCTATTGCCGCATGATAAATTTAAGATGTTCAAAACATTGTTCCGTTACCCCGTTAAAACAAACGAGGTAACGGGCGTTTGTTTTGATAAGTTGAGCCGGATTTTTGACGGTCGTAACCCGGCGTTCAATTATCAATTCCAAAACCCGGAACAAAGGGACGATTGGGAGTATTACCGCCAAGACGTATTATACGAACCGGAAATTTGGAGTACAAAAGGATGGGAGTTTTTCCAAACCGAAATAAATAGCGTTCTAATTGTCGATATGCCGAGCGAACAAAACCCCGCCGACAAATACCCGCAACCGTATTTCTATTGGTTGCCTATTGCATCCGTGATTGATTACAGAGCCAACCCGACGACGGGGATAATGGATTATATCATATTTAGGCAGGACGGCGAACGTATCGCAGTAATTGACGACGAACGTTATAGAGTTTTCAGAGAGGACAAAAACCACAATATCGGCGAATTGCTGATTGATAACCCGCACGACGTCGGTTATTGTCCCGCCCGTTTCTTTTGGAATGAACCGTTGAGTTTATCGGAACCCGACATTAAGCAATCCCCGCTAACCAAGCAATTGGAGGCGTTGGATTGGTTTTTGTTTTACCATATCAGTAAGCGACATTTAGATTTGTACGGTGCATATCCGATATATTCCGGTTACGAACAATCATGCGATTTCAGTAACGGCGAAAATGGCGATTATTGCGACGGTGGGTTTTTGAAAGACAAACAAGGGTTTTATAGATTGGACGCTGCCGGGCTTTTGATGCGTTGCCCCAAATGCGGGGATAGTCGTATTAACGGCGTGGGTTCGTTCGTTGAAATACCAATACCGGACGGGGATAAACAACCCGATTTGCGTAACCCGGTGCAAATGCTAACCGTTGACCGTGGGAGTTTGGATTATAACGTTGAGGAAGAAAACCGCCTAAAGAATGACATTATTACGTCGGTTGTTGGAACCAACGAGGAAATAACCACACGGGACGCATTGAACGAGCAACAAATACAGGCGAATTTTGAGAGCCAAAGCACGGTATTAAACCGAGTAAAGAAAGGATTTGAGGCGGCGCAACAATTCGTCGATGAAACCGTTTGCCGTTTGAGGTATGGCGGTTTGTTCGTTTCTGCAAAAGTCAATTACGGCACGGAGTTCTATTTATCCAACGCAACGGAGTTACGGGAACGTTACAAGATAGCAAAGGAAAGCGGCGCAAGCGAGGCGGAATTAGACGCCCTACAAAACCAAATCATTGAAACGGAATACCGGAACAGTCCAACCCAATTGCAACGTATGTTGACGTTGGCGGAATTGGAACCGTACCGACATTTAACCCGTTCCGAGGTATTGGATTTGTACGGTAAAAACATTATCAGCGAAAACGATATGCGTATAAAGTTGAATTTTGCTAACTTTGTGCGCAGGTTTGAACGTGAATATCTTAACGTATTGGAGTTTGGGTATAATATGCCGTTCAACTCTAAGATAAATTTTATAACAAATAAATTTAACGATTATGCGAGTGAAAATAGGCGAGGGCAAAACTAAAGACGTTGCGATTATCGACGTTACGCCCGAAAACTACATTGTCCCGGACAATGAGAAACATTTGTATCATTGCGTTATCGAAATTAAGAAATTCGACAGCGAAACGGGCAAACGGTTATCAATTCCCCGTATTCAGAAGTTCGGCAAAAAGGGTTATGAAAATAGCATTGCCGACAATCTGAAAAAACAGGGTTACACGATTACCGTATTGCACGACCCCAACGAGTACATGAAAGCGAAAGCCGAGGCGGACGAAAAGGCAAAGGCAGAGAAAGCCAAAGCCGCCGAGGAAAAAGCCAAAGCCGATGCCAAAGCGAAAGCCGAGGCGGACGCCAAAGCCCGTGCCGAGGAAAAGGCAGCATTGAAAGCCGAGATTTTGGCAGAATTGAAAGCGGAGGGCTTTATACCGGCGACAACTGCAAAGGAACCCAAAGCCGATGCAAAGGCAAAGGCAGAAGCCGAGGACAAACCCGGAGCGAAAAAGTAACAGAGTATTAAACCATTAAAAATACGATTATGGCACAGATTGCACAGCAGGACAATTTGGTTATTGAAGTAACAACAACCGCCGCCGCATTGGATGGCGACACAAAAAACAAGTTGATTGCTTGTATTGAGGGCGGCACAATTGCCGATGTTATTTTGGTAACAAAAGAGGTTGAAAAGAAAATCAGTCATGCAAAAATTGTTAGTTGGTTGGTTGACACAACCGGGGATTCTCCAAAATATTCTATTCTTATTGTAAACGCTAACAGCGCAGATATTAAAACAATTGCGCTGAATTAAAAATTCAAAGGGAAAGAATTATGTTAACGAGAGAAATTTTAATTGCAAATGCGGCTTTGTCCGGTTTGACGGACGAACAAATTGCGGCAATTACAACATTGTCCGCCAACGACGAAAGTAGCGTTATCGCCAAAAAGACGGGCGAAATTTACGGCGGATTGGATGCCGATATTTTGGCGGCGTCCGGTATCGCAAAGAACGGAACCGAAAAGACGTTTGATTACGCAAAACGTGTGGTCACCGAGTTCAAAACCAAAGCGGAAAGCGCAAGCGCATTGCAAACCCAAATCGAAAGTCTGACGAAAGAAAAGGCACGTTTGGAAAAGGCAATTGCCGACGGTGCGACGGATGCGGAAACCGCAAAGGCATTGAAGCAAGCAAAGGCAGATTTGCAAAGCGTTACGACCCAATACAACGACCTCAAAAGCAAATACGATGAAGCCGAACAAACCCATACAAAGGAAGTGTTCGGCATTCGTGTTGAAACGGCATTGCAGACAGCAACCGCCGGATTGAAGTTTAAGGCAGGGTTGCCGGAAAGCGCAACAAAGGTTTTGTTGGGTCAAGCAATCGACAAAATTAAGGGTATGAACCCGGAATTTATCGACGACGGCAAAGGCGGCAAAATGTTAGCGTTTAAGGACGAAAACGGCGCAATCATGCGTAACCCGAACAATCAGTTGAACCCGT